GAGTAAAATTACTCTTCCAAACCTTCAAACATGTGAGTTATCTTAAAACAAAAAATTCCTCTATCGGTTCCAAACCAATAGATTAAATAAATTTTTAAAATATCACATCACAACAAATGTTGTGGAGGTTTGGAAAGAAGAATTAACTTTGTTTTATAGCCGCTCACCCGGCTTGTTCCCCTACACTGAAGTAGTGAAGAACGGTGCTCCGTTAAAACGGAGGAAAGTAAAATCTTCTGCGGAAGCAGAAGAAATTTCGAGGGAAATATAATTATTTCCCCCGGAAATGAAACGAGGAGACATAGTGGACACAATAGTGTACGCAGAATGCTCCTGAGCATAAAAAGTTGACGGATAATTACGACCCTGGTCCGCATCAAAGCTTAGCTCATAATTGTTACGACTGTAGTATGGTATTTCGAAATTAATCGCACCATCTGAGGAAGTAAAACAATTAACTGCTCCATCTATGGTTTTCTTAAAAAGTGCCTCAGAATTGGCTATTGTAGCATACGACAAACTCGGTTGGTAGTAATACGTCAAATTGTTTTCCAATTTAACTATACTTTGGCGTAAGTCAGTTGCTACAAGATCCACCCAAGGCGTCGCTCTATATCTGTAGCCACCTCTCATACCCATAAACGCAAATCGAAGATAATTAAATAAATCACCTTCAGCACTCGCATCAATCAGAGAGGTTGCAGTACCCACAGCACTCGGCACAGTATACAAAGTTGGATACAGTGATCTAGTAATAGACAATGTATGTCCCTCTTTAACGCTAGTTGGATTGATATCGTACATTGCATTAGTATTATAACGCTTCAATAATGATCGAAACGAAACTACTCTCTCCCCAAAGTTAATTTTATAAATTTCCTTCGAGGGAAATGGTTTATTTAATTCTAGAGAAACAGCTTCAGCACAGTGTTTCATGTCTGCGCTTTCGGAGACTATATGAGAACTTTCAGTCTCAACATATTCCCTTCCTTGTACAATACCTTGACTACTTGGTACTGCTACTTCTAAATCATCACACCTGGCATATATTAGGATTTTCACTTCCTCATTACCGTTGTTCTGATTAGGTGCCACCAGAGATGTATATGGCCGAACCGAAACGAAGCCATTGACCAATTCATGATCAATAGTCGCCATAGTAGAGGCTTTATTTACATCGGTGACAAAGACAGTACCCGGTATCGCTACTTGTTTAAAATTACGATCCGTGGACCACCCTACCTTGAACTCAATTTCTTGCGTCTCTTCCAAATCCATTATAATATGGTTTTGTTGATTGAGCTTTGTGTCAGCAGCGGTAAGTAATGTGTATTGCATGATATTGGGTTCATACGTGATAATTAGCTTACCTCTGTGGAACTTGCTACATACGACCACTAACCGATATGTCATACAACCTCTCCAGAATTTAAAAGGAGATGCTGCAAAATAAGTAGCAGACGGCATGTGGATCGTTTTCACAGGAGGGCCTACTGCTGTTACTACACTATGTAAACACATGGGAGTAACAGCGATGGCACAAATCTGGGTATCCAGAGGTATATCAGTATCGATCCACGTATGGCTCGCTACGTAACTCTCCCGCTTAGCGATTGTTGAGATTGCCATAGGGTCTTCCCCTCCAGTGCCTCCTAAATCTACTGATATCGAAAGTTCTTGCTTTGGATCGCAGCAAATCTTCCTCCCTGTAAAAACAGAACTTAACTGTGAATAGTTAGATCTATCTAGAGTCGCCGCATAAATTGGCTTATCTAATAAAGGGGGTGCTGAAAATCCGAATAAGCTGGCAACGGCTCCTACCGCTGCAGCCACTTTGCCCGTGGCAGTGGCAAAAGGACCTATTATCGGCGCTGTAGCTACACTGTTCGCTATATTTTCGACAGCGGAAGCAACAGTACTGATAGGACCTTTCCCATCCGACTCATGAGCCTCAGCGATGGCATACACCTTACCTGGCACTGAAGGCAGCACGTGCAGCGCACGAGTGTCATTGTCAGCTTCTGCAGTAATGTTCACGTTGGTGCTCGTATTCGCACATAATTCTACATCGGTCATATACCCACTAATATTTACTCCTACAAAGCTATTAGTAGCATCTTGCGTTGTATTGGGCCTCGTCAGCGTGGTAACATACAGGCCTCCCATCTGTGTAAAATCAGGTAGATCTGTCAAATTTGTGATGACAGAATCTACTTCCGTGAAAAGACGGGCATACTCTTTGTTCATTATGAATGGTATCTTAATTTCCAGAGGTATACCCGTTTTAATGTCCATAACCGCGGTACTCGGTGATTGAGACAGATATTGCAACATGAGAATTCTTCCATTGGCATGACTGGGATTCGTTCCTGTAAGCCAATCCAATGTACTCGTCATAACATCATTAGCGAGGTCATATGGTTGGTATGAGACCTGCACTTGCCCATACTGGTACGGACTAGCTGATATCGTGATCTTGAGATTAAGAGTGGCACGAAAGAAAGCGTAGTTACTTAGTTTAGCACGTATGGTGGCATTAGCTATCCACTCAGCCCAAGGACGTATTACTACCTCCTGGTCAGTGGTATTATCTGCCTCCCAATCCGATTCATATAGAGAAACTGGCCGAGCAAAATACTCTGCAAGCTGGTCTAATTCTTTGTCTCCCTCTTGGTTAGTAGAGGGTGACTCTCCAAAGGACACTATTCGAGACGCAGGTGCTATATCTTCTCCGTTATTACACGGTTTGATAGTGGCACCAGGCTCGAGTTTCATTTCCCCTGGAGCTGACTCACAGTCAACGTGTGACCGTTGAGTCCCAGATTCGCGCACTGCTTTATTATACAGTTCTCGCGCATATCTGATTCGCTCATTTTCCCACACTCTTTGTTCTTCCAGACGATAATCAAGAATAAAACGATGTGCACGAGCAGTAGCGATGTTGTATTTAAGGTCTCGCCTACCTTTCAACGTAGCAATCGTCATGCTACGCATATAATCAGGGACTTTGTTTTCGTCCAAGATATTTGCCTCCTCAGAGGTCTTTTTCACGCCGAAAGACGCGGCTCCCTTAGGAGTCTTTGTATTTATGTTTATGTTACTAAGTCGGTGGTGACCCCAAAAGTTGACTCATACTTAAGGGGCTGTGGTGTTTTTCGGTTTCGCCAAAAACCTCCGTAAATACGGCATTGAGGGTTTGCCTCGTTGACGAATAATGCTGCCCCTTCTCTCATCACTTATAACACCTTTATAGTGAGGGAGTGTAACTGACAGCAAAAGATAGACTTGGTTTAATTTGGACTCTTCTATCATCGCCCGGGAAGTTTCCTAGTCTCCATACATTGACACTTTTATCTTGTCAAATGTGGGGAAGAGTTTGGAGACCTCTGGTTCTGACATCATAGTGGCCTTAACCACCATTAATATCAGCTGAAGGCGTTTTATTGAAAAAACGACCTCCTCATGGTGAAGGAACAACTCACGTGACACGGTAATTGCCGTTTCACATAATTGTTCCTCCTTTGATACTACCTTACTGGGTATATACCAACTAAGACATTTCATTAGGGTGTCCCTTGCTATAGGAGCTACCCATCTACCGAGATCTTCTCGATATCTGAAACTTCTTTTCAAAAAAGACATCTCATCCACCTTAAGAAATTCTTTAATTGTATCGCTCTTGTCTGATGCTGTAAATCTCATATGGAAATAATTCTTACAGAAATCAGCATAAGTGCGATTATTTATCCACTTTGCAACTTGTGGATGTGCAGACCCTAGTAGATCGTCCCCATAAAAGAGAACGTGCACATACTTTGGAAAATCTGTACTGGTAAAACGGAGTGCAAATTCCTCATCATAGTTGCACAGCCACGTCCACCAATAGCGGATAAGGACGAGATTATAAATAACGTTACCTTCTGCTGTGGCATACTTGCCCGAAGGAACAAGCGTAGACATAAATAAAACATTATTAAGTGATAATACTGGAAACAGCTGATCACTGAAAATTCCTTTAACCACCTCTAGTGCGCTCTCGTTATAGCCTAATGCGTAAAGAACATTATATAACACCGAATGTCCCATTTCCATCGCGCCAGGTACCATTTCGACATCGTATCCACCAAAATCTCCTTCTAGACCTAGAGTCTCTCCAGGAAATTGATTAATATCTTCCATGATTTTATTTACATCATCAGACATCATATTGACACCAACAGCACTACTGAAAATCTCACCATGTACTTGCATTAGCGAGTAAAGAGGTAACAAAAAAGTTCTCTGTACGATGAGAGATTCTAGAGGGGAAACACAAAACACTCTTGTTTTCGCCTCCAAATTTTTAGTCCGAGATCTTACTTCGTCTTTAAGTTGACACCCATATATCGACATTGAGTTTTCCCCCCTTTCATAAGCGTCTACTACTTCCAACAGTTGTTCTTTGACACTGTGGAGAGGGTCGTAGGCTATCTCCTTATAACTGAGCGTGCATCTATCGAAGTATGTTGCTTTAGATCCGGGCCAACACAATCCTCCAGACGTGCTCATCTTCATAGTTCTTAAATATTGATCTTCATCTGAGCCATTAATACCAGCTTCAAACTTATAAGGTTTCAATACAGTGACACCTTTTAACATAAGTTTCTGAATTACGTGCAAAGATAAATCTTCAACTACCTGTTCCATAATAAAGGGATCAAGCGGGGCTTTAATTAGTCCAGCTTGCTTTACATAATGATTGAACGGTGCTTTGTAAATGTCGCCACACTTGACAGCACGCATGTGAGGAGGACCATATTTGAGTCCTCCCGTATCACTCTGTGATGTGTCTGTAATCTCCGCAATATCTGGGAAAATACGTATACGACTACACACCTCAGACTTATTCGGTTGTACATGGGGCCTGTTGTTCATTTCGCCAATAACTGTCATGCCAGGTACCTCTTCGTGGAGTATGGGATTAGAACGATGTACCTCTCCTATACCTGAGCAGTCTAGTGGCACTCTTATACTTCCCTCTGAGTTCACACCTAAAAGAACACTCCGATTCTTAAGCAATTCTATACCTTTAGTAATAGCTAGAGAACCTGTCTTGTCACCATAACACTCATGTTCAGATACAGATTTCTTCGTACCATTGGATCCGGCACAGTGTATTCCAGCTATTAAATGTTTACGGCCAACAGTGGTTATCACTGGATTTCCACAAAGTCCGGGAGCGTGTCCCGGATACATGAATCGGAAGGTGTCCATATGTACTATATTGTTATTACGGACGCCATTAGATACTAGTGTACCGTTCTCATAGCAGTGCAATTCTGTTTCCTTCATAATAGCGGGGTTCCCCATTTCGGAGAAAACTATATGTGTTTCAGGGAAGTATTCCACAATATTTTTGAATTGTATATTATGCAGGCGAAATAATGTAATATCCGAAGACAATTGATAGAAGTCCTTCTCATAAACATGATGAGTCCTTCTCGAAGTACGAGAACCCGGCACACTCGAAGTCATGACAAACGAACCATGGTCTTTATGTTTGGGAAGTGGAAAGGCATGCGTATTAATTATCGCAAAATCTTCACATACACCCAGAACATTAGTAGTGGAAGTGGTTTCTCCCACCATGATTAGAGTCCTAACATTTGATTGTATTAACTTAACAACAGACTCCCTATTATTAGTGGGTTTCTTGCTAAAGTTCTTTGCAGTCGCACATCGGAAAGTAGGAAGTTCGAAATCGCGTGCATTGTTGGATCGGACTCTAGCGGGTGGCTGTTCACAACCATAGCGCTCATGAGCCTCTACCAAGTCTTTATCTATCTCATCACGTGTACGAGGAGTTACAGTTGAGAGTACCCCTCCTTCAGCGTTAGCATACTGCGTGACTGACGATACCAGACTAAAAGCTATTTTCAAAGCCATCAATCCCGAAGCCAACAATAGAAGGTTTCCTGCATTGGTCGCTAGTACGTGGCCCTTTCCGCGAATCCAGTCGCGCAAAGCATCTGATGTACCGCGCATACCTTCAGCGTACCTCCTGATACTGGAATTCCCAGTTACCAGTTCAACAGCACCCCCTATAGTATATATTAGTGGAGATATCACCTTGTAGCCCACAAATCTCAAACATATTCGAGAGAAGAAGATGCGTTGACGTGCTACAGCACCCATGCCCTTACGCCGGGCAATAACATCTCCTATACCCTTAACCCCTTCCATTACCTTCTCGGAGTTATTTGCAAGAATGAACATACCTCTTAGGCACCATAATCTCGTTGCAAGATATAAACATCCTACCGGGGTAACGAAAAAGTAGTAAACAGACCACAACGAAAACGTCGTGAGTATTAATGGGCTTTTATAAAAGGAGGGGAGAAAAGAGTATAATTCCTTGAAAGAATTACCTATGATACGTTTGTACCAATAGAAAACACTTTCTGATACTCGTTCTATCAGTGCGTGTCCTGCACTATCACTTGATATATAATCACCGACAAATATCTGCCATCGCGAACGACCGGCAAGATTGTCAGCTTCGATTATGCTCTGCGGTACTGGGGAAATTTCCCCCAGTGTTGGAACAAAAGTATTACCATCATGGAAACCTTCAAAAGTACTTTCCACCTCCAATGGTTCTCCGTCCAGGTTCTGAGCTACAGCATGATGCTTTGGACGTGTGAAGTTCATCATCACACTAGTGCTCACATCTAGATCCGAAGGGACACGTGGCCACAAATACCGAAGTATTGATTCCTTCTTTACCTGAGTACCTCTATCAGACCTCCTGAAATGCTCATCAAAGATTTTAAGCAATCCTTGGACAAGGCCATCTACCTCTACATCTTCGAACAGAGGTACCGAAATGGTGCGCTTGTTTCCGTCCGCCACATTTTTATAGCCAGAAAAAGTAAAAGCATCCATTCCATTCTCCAAATCAACAACTTTAGCAGGATCAAGAGATTCGGATCCCGATATTCTATATTCTTTTTTCACACTGAGTGTTAGGTCTATCATTCTACGCATCACAGAAGATGGTGCATGATGTGTAACCCGAGCATTAAGGGACCGGTTATTGGTATCCATAAAGAGAGCTAATATGTTTAGAAACGTTGATCCCTTATTCGACAGTTCAGCCATTGGTAGTAGATATGGATCGCCATCTAGAATCGAAGTGATTTGGGACAATTGTTCATCACCTCGGGTCTTTGCGGCATCGAGTGTCATACCCGCAACTTCAGATAAGTGCATAAAAAGATGTCCGGCGTCGTATCCGTCATAATTTAAAGTTCCTACTGGCTTATGATAAGTCATATTATCATTGTATTCAAATCCCAGATACCAAGCTAGTAGTTTCTGAGAAAATGCAAGTAAAGTTGACTTTCCTATTCCGGGAGAACCAAATATTTTTAATGCTAACGGAACGGTTCTCACCACTCCATTTAATCGCCCTCTTAACAAGACGAATGCTTTCTTGGATTTCTCCAAAGCTATCGCCAATTGCGATGAGCTACTATGGTAGGGAGAAATACCTGCTACTAATGTTTTCCCTGCGTTGATGTGTTCCAACAACTCAATAGAAAAAGTTTTTGCTTCAATCTGATACTGCAGGGCATTGCCCACTGTAACGTTTTCAGCTTTTGACATTAAAACAGCTGTTCTATCCAAGAAACGTGTAGGACCATCAGGTTGCATAAAAGCAGCAGTGATACTACCACTATTTACGACACTGTCACCAAATTTGAATAAATTGGCGACGGTGTGTAGCACTGATTCGACCAAATCCATTATAGATCCTGTTTTTGGTTTACCTGCATATTTGATCACTCTTTCACACTGTTCTTTAGGTATAAAATTGAAAGCAAGTAACCTTACGAACAAATCGTGCAAGCCGACGAAGAGAGCTGCGCTTTTCATTACGTTTATAATTTTAGAGCCTGAAGCAGTATATGCTCGAAACTCTTCTGTGAAACTTTCTGCCGTCACACCTTGTGACCCACGTAAGTGAGCTACACATGACATAACATGAGTTCTCACATCATTGACACATCTTTTGATAGTGCCTATGCCGACTATATTGTTTAAGAAGGCGATCGCCATTGTGGTGTATTGTATCCAAGTTGTTGCTGTAGCAGCTTGAACTAAGAACAATACTATATTAGTGGCAAAAGTAGTCACCTCATCACTCAATCGACTGGTAGAACTTTCAATAAATCCTATCACTCCTCTCATTAACTTGTCAAAATGCGTCACTGATTTATCAGATAACATAGACAATGGGTTCCCTATAGCGGAAGTGCACACCTCCTCACTAGAAGGATCAGCCTCAGAGAGAATATCCACATTTAGATGTGGTAATGATGGTATATCTAATAGATTAGTCCGTCTACCTGTGCGATAATCACAGGTGGTCCCGAAGGACAATTGCTTTTTAGGGATAGCATAACCAGGGTTGGTTACTGGTGTAACCGGGGACATAGGACTAGTCCAAGTGGGCTCCTCAGTTGGGAGATGCTTTTTAACGGTAGCATAACCGGAAGTATAAGTATCATATTCTTTCTTGTTGGGGCAAGAGGACCGTTGCTCTTTAGCAGGAGCATGACTGTTGATCAATGGTGACATAATCGGTGTTGACGTAGGAATCGTCTGGGTAGACTCGTAGAGTGAGTTCATCCTTAACTTGTTAGTTTCCTAAAACCACAATAAAAATCGATTACGGTGAGCACTTTCATTAGTGCCATCACAGTAGTATTGCACTACTGAAGAAGTATAATAGGTTTTTCTATAAAAACCAATTGAGCCCCCTACTTCTAAGGGAAATCTATATTAAGTACTCAATTTCCTTTTAACAGGATAAATGCGCATATGGAAACGCGTTACAGTTGTAAACTTGTAGGGATTTGGAAACAAATAAGTGGACCAAATTTGGGGGATTGCTATAAAAGCAAACAAAGATCAGAGATCTTTACATCAATACGAGGTGATGCCAAGTTTCGAACTTGTCTTGGATGCAGTGACATTACAAGATTCCCGAAGGGTCTTGATTGCAAGGGCGTGCAAATAGTCACTGCTTAAGTAACAGCAGAGAGCGAATAGGTCTCTGGTGTTACAAGGCGGTGCAAGCAGTTGCACCTATGCGAGTTTATAAAAACTCGCAAAAATTGGAATGTATATGCAATGAAGGATAATCATTGCAATGTATTAACACATGAATTTAATTCATGGTTTGTTGGGGGGGGGGTGTGATCTTTAAGAGCGAATAGGTCTTAAACATCACAAATTGGCACTGTGTCAGTGCCAATGCGAGTTTATAATAAAACTCGAAAAATTGGGGGGGTGTGATTTTTAAGAGCGAATAGGTCTTAAATATCACAAATTGGCACTGGATAAGTGCCAATGCGAGTTTGTAAAAACTCGAAAACTTGGAATGTATGAAAAGATATATAAAAGAAAATACATTGGAGTATCAGAATTGTCGGAGGATAACCGACTAAATACAAAATA